AACGTATCTGGATCGTATACAAGAGGAGTCATGATTAACGGAATGTAAGGAGCAAATACAGCACCACTTTCTAAGAACTGTGTACCTCTATATCCTAATAGGATTTGGTTAGCAGTCATATAAGGGTTTTTGTATACTTTTTGGCGAGTATTTAAACTACCAACTTTTTGTACACCAAACGCATAGCTCATTTTAGCAGCATCACCATCAGAATCTGCAGCAAATCCTGGAATTGATTCTAGGATAGTAGCAACTGCTGGAGAAACTACCATAAAGTTAGCTCCACCTCTCAGTGTTTTCTGGTGAATAATGTTACTTAATTTTTGGATTTTAGTTCCTAATGTTTGGAACCATTGTCCTTGTGAATTATAGAATCCAAGATCTGTAACAGTACCATTTCCACCACCTGTGATAGATTGGTTGTTTACAGCAGACCAGTTTTCTGTTCCTGCAGCTGCAGAATCAATCAACATACTTAAGATTTCTAAGTCAATTTCTAATGAAATGTACTCACTTAAGATTGAAGTTAATTCAGCTTCAGCATCTAAAGCATGGTATGCATTTAAATCTTGTGCAAATTCTGGAGTCCATACAGCTTTTAGCTTACGTGTTTTAGCAACGATAGCCATTGACTGCATTTGGATATTAATCTCTGGAATTACTTGGTCTGGGCAACAGTAAGCACCTGATTGACTGTTATAAACAGTGTTAGGATCTGTTGTTCCAGCTTCAAAGTCACCTCTAAACTGATCTGTTGGTTGTAGGTTATATACTACTACAGCTGATGCAGTTGTTGTTGGTGTTGGGAATGAAGCAGAAGGTACAATAAATACTACTTTTGATGCACTATATTTAGTGAATGCAGCGTATTGAATACCAGCACTTCCAGTGTAAACACCTCCGTCAGAACCAGAGAAATATTGCCATGATTTAACCGCTTCGAAATCTCCGAATCCGAATGAAGCAGAATCAATTGCAATTTTATAAAGTTCTCCAGCTACAGCTGATGCAGAGAAGTTAGAGTCAAAATCAACATCTGACCATCCAGCTACAGATGATTCACCTGCATTACCACCTCCAACTACAATAGTTGATGATTGTGTACTTTGGATAGAATATCCAAATCTACCTGATCCATAAAGACCACCTTCGTTTGTGTTACCAAAAGAAGTATTATCAATAGAATTACCATATAGTGAATTTCCAGCTCCGAATGGAGATTTGTTATTCCCATATTGGAAATCTAAATAAAATACTAGCCCAGAAGGCAAGTTCATTGGTTGTACAGATACAAATTCTTGTGCAGCAATCTGTCCGAATACTTTACGTACTAACGGAAGAGCGACACCAGCCCATTGTCCACCAACGTTAACTTGGTTTTGACTTTGGAATGTACCCGTAGAAGCAGCACCTCCACCTGTCTGTGAAGTTTCTACTACAAGTTGTTTAGCTTGATTTTCAAGAATCATACCCATGTTATTTTTGTGGGCACCTTGTAAACCTTCTAATAAACCTGTTTTTTCCCATTTGCTAGCTAATCTAGCCGCATCAGACTGTAAAGACTGATATGGGTTTGCGCTTTCTAAAAGAGAATTTAAGCTCATTTTTTTAAGTTTTTAGGGTTAATTAATTTTTAAATTTTAAATTAAACCAGCTAGTTTACGCATTCTATTGTAAACATCGTTTGATTCAATTATTGGTTGTTTTTTAGCTTCAGTTATTGTTCCAGTTGCTTTAGAAGCACTACCTTGTGGTCTTACTTTAGCTTCTGTTTTTGACACTAAACCTTCGTTTAATGTTTCAAAAATAACTTTTGCTTCTTTTACTGTTGACGCTTTGTCAAATGCTTTAAGCACTTTAACTTTTTTGTCTTCAGATAAGTTTTTAGATTTGAATACTTTGTTTGTGTAAAGTAGTTTAGCGTTTAATAGATTTACTTCGTTAAGTTCATTTTTTAATTCATTTACTGAATTAATAGCTGACTTAAGATCTTCTTCCATTTTGCGCATTTTTTCTGTTTCTGCTTCAGCTTTATCGTCGTAATCACGGTCATCACCTTCAGATTTCTCTTTTTTAGTCATGTACTCTTTCTTTTCGTCGATTTCTACTTCTACGTCTACG